ACTCCATAACTTGTTTGTAGTGTCTATTTCTTTCATTCAAAGGTATACCATAAACCTTTCCGTCTATAGTGGCTTGAATAGAAGTGTTTTTACCATCTAGATCGTGAACATATTGCGCTTTCGTAACACTCATCTTATAACTCCGCATCTAAATTTACAAAACCACCGCTATTTTGAATTCTCCACCAACCAGCAGCACCTGAACTTGCACCGCTGACTACAGTGCTAGTATTAAGTCGGACTCTTCGAGGAGATGAATCACCATCAAGCGTACAACTGCTAAAGCTGTTATTACTGCCTGACATAGTTATTCTAATATCTCCTGAAGCACCGTTTTGTTCAACAGTGGGTTGCTCCCTCATTTCTACAGGAAGATCAGCAAAACAAAACGTGTTAGAAGAATTATATTTAAAACACAGGCCAACTGCGTCAGACTGAGCGTTTGCAAGAACCTGATAATATCTCTGACACTTAGCCAACTCGTCCCCAAAGGTTCGATGCTCAAAGTCCGTGGCGGTGTCGCCTACTTCTAGTTGAACGCCAGTAAGTTGCCATGTTGCGCTACTAGTTGCGGCGAGGTTTATCTGGTCAGATTTACCCATGTAAAACCCTGCTTGGTAGGCATCTGTAGTGCTTGATTGGTAAGTTGAACCTGTTCCTAGAGTCCACATTATATAAATTCCAACAGCATTTGTAGTCAACCACGTTCCTGTTGTGTCACCAATAATCTCAATTTCTTTCTTTTCCCAAGTGTTAGCGGCATCTATAGTGTAACCTTTAAGCATATTTCTATTTGTAGCGTTGTTATTTATAGAAATATAATACTGTCCAGTAACGCTTGATTTTACATAAAATGTAAGGGTGCACGTTTTTGCATTAGCAGAACCCCAATTCAAATGAGTTATATTTTGACCTTCTATGCCTTGTAAGATTCTTGCAAACTCTCCAGCCGATAATGAACTGTCCGTTCCAGTTACTGTAATTTTACTAGACTTTTCAAAACCGACAGGTGCATCAGAAACTTGTTCAATAGTAAAAGTGCCTGAGTGATTTTCTGTAAATCTAAAACGATCTGGACAGAAAGTATCAACACCATTTGACACTGTAACAGAAGCACCGCCATTGCGTTGATCTATTAGCATCGCACCATTTATTATAAGGTTCCTGTTCCCAAACTGGTTAACGTTAAGGCCAGCTTCGTTGATTCTTGATACTGCCATTATCCTGCCTCCAGTGCTTCTACTCTTGTTATGAGGTCAGCAATTTGTGTTGCTTGTGTTGTGTTCTGTGCTTCTAATGCATCGTTATTCGCTTTTAATGCATCATTCTTTGCTGAGAGTTCTTGAACTGCTTTGACCAAAACAGGGATTAAGGCAGCTTCAGCTATTTCTTGAGAGCCGTCTGGCCTTTCATCCCACATCTTAAAGCCATCAACTACGTTAGAATCTGCATCAATAGCAGTTTTTACTTCTTGTGCTATAAAGCCGAGTTGGGTTTCTGGAAACTTATAAACTTCAGAAGAGCCTTCTTCATAAGCTCTAAAGGTTGAGGGAAGCTCACCTTTGTTTCTGTATTTAAAAGTTCGTGGCTTTAGCGCACTAATAAACGATAAGCCTAACGTGGAGTCTGTTATATCTTTCTTATAACGCTCATCAGATACTGTAGACCACGTTGCTACCCCATGTTGCGCTCTAATGTCAGAAGAAGTAATACCTAGGGTTGTATAACCAGTAACGCAAGTAATACCGTAACCAAGACCATTGCAATTATTAGAAGACGTATCGCCAGTTAGTGTTGACATTCCGACTATCGAACTAAAGGCTACAGTCTCAGCATTACCAGCCGCACTAGAACCCACGAACGTGTTATACCCTCCTGTTGTAATTGACGTAGCAACATTAGAACCCATCAGAGTATTATATGTAGCAGTTGTAAGTGCCTGACCTGCATTATTTCCAACGGCTGTATTATGGCTATCAGTAGCACTTGTAAAGTTTTGTGATGTTAAGGCTTGTCTACCTATCGCTGTAGAATGACTTCCTTTTGTGTCTGCTTGTAAGGCATCAACTCCAACCGCTACGTTATTACTACCTTCTGTATTGCTGTCCATACAGTCATTGCCGATTGCGGTATTAGTACCACCCGTTGTATTTGAAGCTAAAGCAAAAGAACCTAATGCAGTATTGTTACCACCTCCTATATTTAAATGCATTGCTTTATAACCAACACCAGTATTGTTGCCAGCTGTATTATTTTCTAAAGCTAAAGAACCAACAGCAACATTATTACCACCAGTTTGACTATCACTTAATGACAGATAACCAACTGCTACGTTATCAGCCCCAGTAGTTATAGCATCACCTGCAAGACCACCAATCAAAGTGTTTGATGTACCTGTTGTAACATTTTCACCTGCTGCTCTTCCTATTGCAACATTATAAGCGTCTGTAGCTGAGGTAAAGTTTTGCAATCGTAATGCAGATGAACCTATTGCAACAGAAGAGTTACCTTTTGTATCTGCACTTAAAGCACTAACACCTATTGCTACATTGGTATTACCAACAGTTAAAGCATCACCTGCAAGCGAACCTAAAATGGTGTTTTGAACACCTGTTGTAATTGACTCACCTGCTGTATAACCAACGGCTGTGTTATGAGTATCTGTAGAAGATGTTTGGTTTTGTGTGTTTAATGCAGAATAACCAATAGCAGTAGATTTTGTTCCCTTAGTATCACTTTCAAGACTACCATAACCAAAAGCTACATTGCGATCAGGATCAACTAAAGCCGAACCTGACTTGTAACCCATAAGAGTATTTCTTCCACCAGTGGTAATTGCATCACCCGCTTGATGACCTATAGCTGTATTTCTATCGCCTGTTGTAATTGCAGTACCGGCATCCTTACCAATAACCACGTTTTCATCACCACCAGAGGCAATGCTATCTCCTGCATTTTCGCCTAGCCTTACATTGTCTGTACCTTTTGACGCTGTAAGAATATCCGCACCGTCTGCGAGGGTTATATTAGCCTCAAAAGTCCCACCATCAGCCTTTGAAACTGTGTCCGCGATTGTCGCTATGTCATACGCGATCACCTCTAAAGTGTCATTTAACGAAGCAGCTTGAATTAAAACTAT